AAACTAGACTTTGTTGATATGATAGAAAAATTTATAGAGCAAGGAACGTCTCCTAAGTTTGATTTACTTATTATAGATGAGGCACAAGATCTAGCACCTCTGCAATGGAGAATGGTAAAAGAAGTTTTAGTTCCTAATTCTAAAAGAGTTTATTATGCGGGCGATGATGATCAAGCTATCTATACTTGGATGGGTGTAAAAGTTTCTGATTTTTTAAATTCGTGTGATGATAAATTATTCTTAACAAAATCGTTTCGTGTACCGAGTGCCGTGCATGATTTCTCACAGAATCTAATAAAAAAGGTCTCTACCAGACAAATGAAGAATTGGCAACCCACTAAAAAAGATGGCACAATAACATGGCATCGAGATATACTAGACGTAGACTTAACTAGTGGCGAATGGTTGGTACTTGCGAGAACTAATTACATCACAAATAAAGTATGTAATCGTCTTAAAGAGGACGGATATCTTTATTGGAGAGAGGGCACTGGTTGGTCTATTTCCCCAAATGTTATTAACGGAATAGAGGTATGGCTTAAACTATGCAAAAACCAAAGCTTGTCTACAGTAGAACTGAAAAACTTCTCCAAGATACTGAGCCCGAATGTTATATCGAGATCTGGAAGAAAGTTGATGTCCTCCCTAGATGCAGAACAAACTTATACTCTAAACGACATCATAGAGAAATGCAGTTTGAACGCATCACACGAGACTCCGTGGCAGAAAGTCTTGAAAGTATCGGATCAAGAGACTGCATATATAATGTCAGTGAGGAGACGAGGGGAGAGAATTTTGACAGGGACTCCGAGGATTCGGATATCGACAATTCACAAAGCAAAAGGTGGAGAGGCGGATAACGTAGCTCTACTTCTTGACTCAACCAAAGCCTGTGTAGAAAGCTTAGATCAAGATTCTGAGATAAGGACTTTTTATGTGGGAGCAACTCGTGCTAAAAAAACATTACACTTAATCGAATCAAACGCATTACATAGGTTTAACATATGAAAAAAGATAGAGAATTTTTTTTAAGAGAAGCAGAGAAATTAATCAATGGACAGAGAGCCAAAGAGTACGGACCTGCTAAAAAGAATCATCAACGTATAGCAGATATATGGACTATACTTTTAGATAAAAAATTAAATGGTGCAATCACTCCAGAAGAAGTTGTGGCTTGTATGATAGGAGTCAAGGTAGCTCGTCTTGCCGAGGACATTTCAAAAGATGACTCGTGGACAGATGTTATTGGCTATGCAGCTTTAGGTGGAGAAATTATAAATGACAAATCATAATCAATATCATTTACTAGATCAAGATATCAAAGATGTGTCTTGGGGGAATGTGGATTCAGATTGGGAACCACCTCAAACACTCCCAGATCTATCTCAATTTAAAACAATATCCATAGACTTAGAAACCAAGGATACAAATCTTTTAACTCTTGGGCCTGGGTGGACAAGAAAAGATGGACACATAATAGGTATAGCCGTTGGGGCGGGAGATAGTGCTTGGTATTTTCCAACAGGTCACAAGGTTGGTAACATGCCAAAGAATGCTGTGTATGGTTGGTTAAAAAAACTTTGTGCAGATAAAACTATAACTAAAGTGTTTCACAATGCATTGTATGATTTAGGTTGGTTACGAGCCGATGGTATAGAAGTAGAGGGAAAAATTATAGACACTATGATAGCTGCTCCTTTACTAGATGAGAATAGAAAGTGGTATAATCTTAACTCTCTTGCTCGTGATTATCTTGGAGAATACAAAGATGAGAAACTACTAAAGTCTGCTGCAGACGAATTTGGTGTTGATCCCAAGTCTGGTATGTGGCAACTACCTCCTAGATATGTTGGGAAGTATGCCGAACAAGATGCCTTGATAACTTTAAAACTTTGGGAAAATTTAAATAAAAAAATAAATCAACAAGAGTGCACAAGTATTTTTCAACTAGAAACAGATTTACTTCCAGTGCTTTTTGAGATGAAAACAAAGGGTGTCCGTGTTGATGTAGACAAAGCACAAGAAACTAAAAAACAATTAGCTAAGTTAGAAAAGTCACTTATAGAGGAGATAGTCAAAGAGACTGGTGTTACGGTTGAACCTTGGGTCGCCACATCTGTAGCAAAAGTCTTTGACGCTGTGGGTCTTCCGTACTCTCGCACAGAGAAGTCCGGGGCTCCCATGTTTACAAAACAATTTCTTGCGAATAATCCTCATCCAATCGCACAAAAGATTATAAAAATTAGAGAAATAAACAAAGCTAATACGACATTTGTTGATACAATTCTTGAACATTCTTATAACGGTAGAATACATTGTGATTTTCACTCCCTTAGATCTGACGGTGGTGGTACTGTTACAGGTCGTTTTAGTTCAAGTAACCCCAATTTGCAACAAATACCTGCACGAGATCCTGAGATCAAAAAATTAATTCGTGGTTTGTTTATCCCGGAGGAGGGCCACAAATGGGGTTCCTTTGATTATGCATCACAAGAACCAAGATGGTTAGTTCATTATTGTGCCACCTTGACAGGCGTAGATAAACATCCACAGATTGACGAAGTTGTTAAAATGTATCACGAGGGCAATGCTGACTTTCATCAAATGGTTGCAGACATGGCAAACATTCCTAGAAAACAAGCCAAGACAGTTAATCTTGGTATCATGTATGGAATGGGTAAAGGTAAATTAGCTAACGTCATGGACATAGAGATAGAAGAGGCAGAAAAATTATTAGAAACATATAATCAAAGAGTTCCTTTTTTAAGATCTTTATCAGAAAAAGCCATGACTCGTGCAAAGGATCATGGTGTTATTAGAACTTGGTTGGGCCGTAAATGTAGATTTGATATGTATGAGCCAGTGTCATATGGATTTAATAAAGCATTACCAATGGAGGAGGCTATAAAAGAGTATGGTAGTAAAGGCAGAATTAGAAGAGCCTTTACTTACAAAGCACTCAATAGATTGATTCAAGGGTCAAGTGCTGACCAAACCAAAAAAGCTATGGTCGAATGCTACAAAGAAGGATTATGTCCTACATTAACTGTTCATGATGAACTATGTTTTAATATTAAGAGTCAAGAAGAGGCTGACAAAATCGTAGAGATTATGACGACCTGTGTTCCAGATTTAAAAATACCTTTTGAAGTTGATACTGCCCTCTGTGATAATTGGGGCGAAGTAGACTAGTAGGTAGATTTTGCATACAGATCGTGTAGTTCTGATATCGGATCTTGCTCTGGCTTTTCATTTTTGAAAACTTCGTATGCGTGAGATCTAATATTTGATCTGTGAAGACCTATGTCTTTTAGTGTTGCATCATCCAAACTATTCAAAGCTGTAATTGTTCTTCCTATTTTAAAATTATAAAACCATTTTCTTAACATTTATTTTTCCTTTCATTATTTTTATTTATAAATTATTTCTATGAGATAGAGAACAGAGTAAAAATGAAAGATATTAGTGCTAAAATGGCATGAATTGATTCTATGGCATGTAAGATAAACACACAAAAACAAAGTATATTCTAGGTAGGAATCATACTAGGGCAGTTTGTTTCAACGATTCTGACGCATCTGAGAGCCTCTTTTTTTTAGTGACTGCATGATTTTGGTACGTTTATCATCAGATAGGCGTGACCAAACAGAAATTTCGCTTAATGTTCGAAAACAACCAATACAAACACTATTTTCTATTTTGCAGACGTTTAGGCACGGGCTTACAATACGCTGTGATCTTTCTATTCTTGTCATCTGGGTATGGAATCTCTGGTTGTTGATTTAGTTTTCTGGCGAAATACAGACAGTCATTTACATTATCAAATGTTTGACTCTGATTAACAACAACTGTGCCTATCATGTAAACTAAAGCAAATTCTATCATTCATCTTTTAGTTTCCAAAAGTATTCGTCTGTATCACCAAGTCTAAACTTTTGACCATTTTCAACTTGGTATTCTATTGTACTAACTTTGAAGTCTGGTTGCAACGGCTTCTCTGGAGTTAATGAATTATCGTATACTCTCATTCTATTATTTGGATATAAACAATATTGACCGTTTCTTAATTCAAGTAAGTTAAATGATTTATGTTCGGCGGGTGACTCACTGGTTGTATAGTCAATCATGTCTGCATCTTGATGGTAATTATCAATAGTACAAATATAACGGCCCATCATTGTACCGTGATCCCTAGTTAGTATTTCAAAATCCATTGATCCTATGAATTGTTTGTGAATAGACACCACCCCATAATCCATACAATTCCAAAACTGAAGATTGTAAAGATCCATATCTGGTTTCGGGGTATGTGGTTTTGATACGAATGCAGAAATAGGTAGTTTGTCATACAAAGCACCATAATCAGGAAGGTAAGTTTCAAAATAAAAACTTCTGCCAGGAATAGATTTTGCAGTAATCCAGACACCTTTTACAAATTCTCCATGCCCATCTTCAAGATCTCTTAAATATTCTTTTCGAACCCATGTTTCTATGGAAGGTAAATTGCATATTAGTGTGGACATTAATGCAATGTTTCCTTTGGTATTTCTTTTAAATCAACTAAAGGTTCAGTCATGTAACTGTCTTGATAGTCTCCAAAGAAAGTATGATTTCTCATATGTGTTTCTTTGACAAGTTGACCATTCTTAATTTTTAAAACTATAAACTGTTGCATGATAACTGTATCTTCATCTTCTTTTTCTATAGCTTTTTTAAACGGACCTTCTTTCATCATACAATCCCTTTCGTATATCCACCTGATCTAGTATATGTTAGCACATCTTTTCTATTTGCAGTATCATTTACATAAGAAACATGTACCCATCCAGAGTTAGGTTCTATACCATCCCAACATTCTAAAATTAATTGATCAAAGTTTAAATTATTTTCAATGTACTTTGCTAAATCGTAGTTACTAACACCGTATATTTCTATGTCTGCCGCTTCTCCATCACAATGTTGTGAAGTAGATTTTGATCCAATAGCTTCACATAACGCTGGACTACGATATCCAGAGTTGATCATCACAGGTTTACCAAAAGCAGATCTAACTCTTTCTAGTATATTGTGACACAAAGCCTCCATTGCAATAGTGTGTATCTCATTTGGTTTGTTTTCTATACCTTTTCTTTCTGCTGTCTGTGATTTAGTAAATTC